TTGCTCGGACAATGCTTCAGTCACGAAGACCAAAGCAGGTCATACCCCCACGAAAAGGGGGTAAGTCCTACAAGCGGAAGCCTAAACTTCCAGCCAATCATTTATTACACGCAGAGGCTTTGACAAAGCACGACTGATCTCTTCTGGTTCTTTACCATCGAGAGCCATCTCTTTAGCTTTCTGTTTAGTGCTTGCAGATGAAACAATACAACGCTCATCTGTCTGATTGTTTGATGCTAAACCAATCCACTGAACCCTGTCATGGCTATCAGTCCACTCACGAACTTTACCATAACGAATTTCCATAACCATATACAGTTGGAAGTCTGGCAAAAGTTTCGTCGATAGCATAGGCCATACTGGTCTGTCATAACTGCCGTCAAATATTGCAGCATTTTGTTTTGCCGTCTCTTCATCCTGATAGACTTGTGTCACACGGATCTGAGTCTCTAAGACAGTCAACTGATTTGTAGACCCAGCTTCTCTGCCGACGCCTGTCTCACTTGGTTTGTTGGAGTGATGTACGAGTATAACTGCATAGCCAGAATTACGCAGACGTACTGCAAGCTGATTAACTTTAGCCCATTCGTCTGCACTATTTTCCATGAGCCCAGGATACGCTGTTCTGATTGTATCAACGACGACAACGTCTGGCTTCACATGGTCAACCCAACCCTGTAATTCTAAGAGCCCTTCTTTGGTGCGAAGGTTCATCTCATGGTTGTCTATAAAAGGTGTCCAGATCTGCAAGCGATCTTGAGTGTCGCCGTGCATCTGTTTCATCTCAAGTAAACGTCTGGCTATTGTAGACATGCCCATCTCGAAGTCGAGATACAAAACCTTTGAAGGTTTTGTTATCTCAAAACAACCAAAGTATTTTCTTCCACTAGCCAGTGAAGCCATAGCATTCTGGACAAACAATGATTTACCATGCCCACTATATCCATACACTTGAGTAATGGACGCAGGGGATAGCCAAGGTTCTACAAGAAATTCTCTAGCGTCAGACTTATCTGCAAGGTCTTGTGCATCCGACATTTTGATAAGGCGACGATGCCTTCCATTGCCATTCTCTTCTGCCTTGGCCTCTTCAATCTTCTTACGATAGATGTACTCACCCTTCTCATCAAATCTATCTGGGTGATTACGTCTTTCACTTTCCTCCATGCTCCTAACTGTCGCTTCAAACTCTGCTTCTTGAAGTTGCTCTTCAAAAAATTCGGTCATAAAAGCGTAGCCTCTCACTCGGAGATCTGCTCCAAATATCCCTTCAATAATTTGCTCAGAGATATACTTCATCACTCGTTCATTCCTACCATTGCCAACACCTGTAGGGATTTTCATAGTAGAAGGATATGTCTCTCGTACATATCGAGCCGTGCGATCCCATTCAGAAATAAACTCAATAGGATTCATGGCAACCACATCTGAAAGATCTAGGTCATTGAAACTAAATGTCTCGTCTCCACTCTCCTGTTTAAGAGAGGGTGTCCAATCTTGCCACACTGGAAAGTCGTCTGGCTCTAAACTGAATCCCTGTGGAATATCCCAACTATAGTTCTTGCTTGGGGGAACTAAAGCATAAGAGCCATCACCTCTGAAGTCTAAGCCATTAATGCGAGGCCAGTCTGCCCCTCTACTATTCACGCCAGCTTTAGGGCCACGCCTTATTCCATCCTTCGGGTGCTTAAAGTAGAGGTGATGACCTCTCTTTGTCTTTGCTCGAAAGGGTGACTTCATCCCACAATCAAAAGCGGCGTGAAGTGCTTCCTCATTGTCACAATCGACCACGACCACACCAGAAATTTCGCCTGTGATAAGTGCTATCGGATCATTGGGGAATTTATTCCACCAGTCTGTGACTTGATCTTCGGTAGGTAGCTTGCTTTGAAACTCCTTCCATTTAATCCTTGGTCTTTTTGTGTCTGGTCTACACGGAATGACAGACCATCCAAGGTCTAAAAGTTCAAGTGCTGCTCCCAAGTTCTTTGTCATAATTGCTCTCCTCAAAATATAAATCTAGTTTTAAATGAGGGTGAGCCGTCGTCATCTTTTCCAAAAAGGTACTTCTTATGTGGCCTTGCCGTATCCAACCATACGGTGCAGTTCTTTGAACGCCTGCAATCTTAGCTACTTTTGTTGCCCCACCCATGTCTTCTATTAGTTTCTTAATGTTCAACTTTTTCAAAATAATCTCCACTTTCCTGTTGACATCTGTTATCACTACTATACAACTAAGGGGTTAACAAGCGTTAAATAGAACCAACGCAAAAGAAAGTAGGAAAAATGAAATTTAGACCAAGTAAGACATCTGACCTCCAGTCGGATGGCCCAACCAAAACACTGCTATACGCACATCATGGTTGGGGCAAAACATTTCAATGTAGGTTTTATCAAAAGAAATTTGGGAAAGGCTTAATCATAAGTGGTGAAGCTGGACTTAAATCTATTGAAGACACTGACATTGAGTACATCCCTTTCCTTTCATGGGATGGTGAGAGCAATGAAGAAAAGGGTACATACTCTTTCATGCAAATCTTTAAATGGCTAACGCATCCAGATTTTTTGAAGGCTCAAGGCTACAAATGGATAGCCATTGATAGTTTAACAGAGATGTCAGACCGACTTCTTGAAAGCCTCGAAACAAAATTCGATGGTGAAAAGAATGGCTTTAAGATTTGGGGTGAGTATGCCACGCAGATGATCGGCGTCCTTAAAAAGATTAGAGACTTGCCATGTCATGTCCTTGTAACCTGCCTTGCTAAAGAAGAAGCAGACGCTAATGGCGTGACCCAATACTGGCCTCATGTCAAAGGACAAGCAGTATCGAAACAGATCCCTGCAATATTTGACCATGTTTTTTGTGGCGTGAGAACGACAGAAAAGACTGAAGGTGGTCACCCAAAAGTAAGAAGAATGTTTGCTACCGACGAAGTGAATGGGTGGCACGGTAAAAGCCGTGACCCACAACGAAGACTAAAAGCAATCGAAGAATGTGACGATGTCACAGAACTACTGGCAAAGATGGCAGAAACAAAAGAGCAGTTTGAAAAGAGGAAAGTAGCATGAGTTTTAATTTATTAGATTTAGATTTAACCGACGTAGATGCAGATACAGGCCCACCACAGAAGTACATTGAAGTGGGGGAACACGACGTTGTTGTCAGTGATGCCTCGATGAAGGATACCCAAAACGGAAAAGGCAAGTTTCTGGAAGTTGTATTCAGCGATGGTGATGGCAAGAGCATTCGAGAAAGATACAACATGGTAAACCAATCTGACCGTGCAGTGCAGATCGGAAAGAGCCAGTTGAAGGCTATGCTTGAAGCGTCTGACCACAAAGATCCTAACAAGCCAGGTGGCGTTGATGAGATAAAAGGCGTCAATGTTCGCATTAACGTGCGTCTTGGCAAGAAAAGAGAAGACGGATCTCAGTGGCCCGAAGTAAAGTCATACGAGAAGTCCAATGGTTTAGTTGAAGCAACACCAATAGACGACGAAATTCCATTTTAATTAGTTAGGCTGGAGGTTTTTAATGCCCCTACCAGCCACGACAAGCTGTGAGTGTCGGGTCATAACCCTACTGGTCTAGGGAAATAACCACAGCAGTAGGAGCTACATGACCTTTCTGTGGTGATCCTATCGTCCACCAGTACGAGAACTTGTATGTCTCCCCCTTGGCAGAGGGGGAGACTATTAAAGGGCAGACAATGAAAAAAATAAGAACCGCCGAAGATATTATAGAAGCCATTGACGTTGGCTACAGGAAAAAGAAACCGCAAGAAGCCAGAGAATATATAGGTGCGTCGAATGTTGGTGCGCCTTGCGATGCCACGCTTGCTTTCTCCCTTCGAGGCTTTCCCGAACCGCAGATAGTACCAAGAACGCAGAGGATTTTTGCACTCGGACATCTCCTTGAAGACATAGTTGTTAAGGATTTGAAAGAGAACGCAGACGTGAGAGTGTGGGAAGTAGACGGAATGACAGGCCAGCAGTATGCCTACGATTTATATGGCGGTCATGTGTCTTGTCACATGGATGGGCATATTGAGACAGACGACCAGATCGTCCGTGTGCTTGAGATCAAATCCATGAATGATGCAAGTCACAAAAAGTTTTTAAAGAATGGGGTGAAAGATGCACACCCTAAATACTATAGCCAGTTACAAATGATGATGGGCATGAGTGGATTTAAGGAATCTATCTTTATAGCTATCAATAAAAATACGTCAGAATATGGTGCGGAGATCGTTGAGTATGACGACATACACTATGCTTTTCTGATAAGTAAAGTAGAGAGGGTCATGTCTGGAGAGGCCACAAAGATAAGTGACAGTCCAGACAACTTCAACTGTAGGTTTTGTTTTAAGAAAGCTGTATGCTGGGAAGGAATGGAAGTTCCTGTCAGGTGTGCAACTTGTAAGTTTGCTTTCCCTCGTGAAGACGGAGGATGGCACTGTGACATTCACGACAGAGAAGCGTTAAGTCCCTGCGAAGATTATAAAGTTTATAAGCCGAGAGAGAAGGGGCAAACATGAAGAAAAGAGATACAGTTTTACAAGAGGCCAAGGAGTTAATTAACGGTGACAGAGCCGAAGATTATGGTGATGCTTATGTAAACCATAAACGAATTGCAGACATGTGGTCTGTTATTCTTGAGAGAGAAATTACTGTAAAGCATGTCGTGCTTTGTATGGTGGCGATGAAAACTGCACGGCTTATCCACGCAGACAAGGATGATTCCTGGGTAGACATCTGTGGATATGGCGCTATCGGCGGTGAGTTTTCTGAGAGGGCTTCAGTTGAAGGGATACGGCACGTACCTCTCTCTGAGGTAGCTGAGTAGAATAGGAGTATTTGTCCAAACAAAACTAAATCCCTCTTGAGTTGTGACATAGGCAAGGAAGATTATTAAGATAAGCAACGCATCTCTTACCGATATGTCCAACCATTAAATCTCCTGACTTGATTCTGTGTTAGGGATGATTTGACAAAACGGTTTAGCTTGAAAGACATGTGGGTAAGTGATTGCAGTATTTGCACTTTCTATAGCTTTTTCAAAACACTTTTCTTTACTAGTGTGAAAATCATTTCCAGTGATAACAATACAGGACTGAGCATGCATGTTACCACAAACGATGAGTATAGCTAACCACATCAGGACAACTGAAAATGTGGGCCGTCAAGGAAGCACCTACGTTTAGGTGTGCCGTTTCGCCGTGCATCTATATATGAGTTCATGGCTTCTTCCATTGTGC